TATATTTCTAAAAGGACCACTATACTTTAATTTACTCATTTTTTCTGAACTATCCAAAGAATTACCTTCTGATTCACGTCTCTTTGTGTAACCTCTATTTGATTGTTGTATTTTTACAAATGCTATCAATGCACCAAATGTGACAAGTCTATCTACGTTTAATCCAGGATAGTAAGCTAACATTTCTTTTAGTAACATAGGATCAGGAATTCTTTCTACACCTAATGTTTGTTTCATTACATTACCATTTTCATCAAGCTCTTCATCAATAACCTCTCTTAAAAATTCTATTGCATAAGATATTAAATGACTTTTAAATAATGTACCTGTATTTTTCCAACCATACTCTTGATATACAGTTCTGTTTGATCCTAAATCTTTTAGAAAAAGTATTTGTTGTTTAGGTACAAGATATCTTTGTTTTTTTCTGGCAATCATATGTTGAATAAATAATGATATATTATTTTCAACTATTGTCCAGGCATTGTACCATTCAATAATCATTTCTAACCTTTCATGAGTTTTGTTTATATCATCAAAACGCCCACACCATGCTGCTACAATTTTATCTTTTTCTATAAACTGTTCTATTTCACCTGATACAGTTGTTCTTGTTACTTCAATTGCATTTTTATATATAAATATACTACACAATGAATCAGAGGTTGTTGTTTTACCTTCTGAGACAGGATCAATAGAACCGTAGTATGCTCCAAAAGATGGGCTCTTTACTGGTCTTTCCCATACAACAATTGAACCTGTTTTATCAACTTCTTTTTTATTTACTGGAAATGAAGATATAGGTAATTTACTTGTACGCTTAGCAACAATACCTGTACTATCTCTATCTAGTTCAATTAACTCATAAGGATATTCTTTTTCCTCAATTCTTTTTAATTGTCTAGATAATACACCTTGGGGAAATACTGATTCTTTTCTATATGCAAATGCTTCAGCAATATTTAAAGGTTTCTGAGATATTCTTAATTGAAATTGTTCTCCGCTTAATTCATTTCTCCATCTATCTCTTTCTATATTTATAGCTTCAATAGCTTCTTCAACTTGAGAGTTACCATAATCATCAATATAAGGTGGCATAGACCACTGTTCAGGAATAAACAACCCTGCCATACCAATAGTACCATCAGCGTCCATTAGGTTGGTCTCTACTGCATATATATCATTTGCACCTGGATTTAGAATCATATCTTTTAATGGACCACATTGTTCTAAATCACCAACTGAACCAGCAGCTATAAATTGACCTGTTGTCATCATACCTGAAGACATTGCAGGACGCAGGTACTCATAAGTCTGCATCATGTTTTTTGCAATTCCTGCTTCCTCATGAAAGAAATATGTACAAGGCCCCCCTACCCCTGTGGTAGCATTCTTTTCAAATGAAGCACCCTGTATCTTTGATTTAAGACCTCTTGATGTTTTTCTGTTGTTTACTTTGACTTCTATTTGCTGTTGCCATAATAATACTTTTTCTGGATTACTAGGTCTATACCATGCAGTATGTTCATTAAGAAATGTTTTGTATTCTTCTAAAAACTTCCAAGATCCTTTATCATTAATATAATCTTTTAATGAAGCACCAATTTTACATATAGATCCTTCTTCAAACCAATATTGATTTATGATTTTACCCATATGAAAATAAGAAGATGCTATCTGACGTTTTTTTAGTATAGCAACATGCTGATTATTTAATTCTGATATTACTTCATACAATGCCATATGATATTGTGCATCTCTTACTTTAGCAAAACCATAATGTTTCTCTTCTTTATCAAAGATAGGTAGGAAGTTTAACCACATATAGTAATCCCTAGTAAGGTACCAGGCTTTCCCTTCATCTTTGTATATTACTCCAACTCTACATTTATTCTTTTGATCTTCCCAATAAGCTGTAAAGTCTTTAGATCTAAAAGGAGCATTGATATAAAAACCATCCTTATTAAATGTTCTTGCTTGTTGATTAAATTCTAAAGCAATTTTTGTAAAGTCATACTTACCCGGTTCCTTAAATATAGATTCAAGATATTCTCTAAATTCTATATCCGAATCAAATTCAGTTGTTGTCCATAAACCTTTCTCATATGTAGGTATAACTCTACTCATATCTTATGATAGCATATACGTCTCCCACTTGCAATAATAAATGTTCTTCATTATGATGTTGCATTGGTGTTGGCATTGCATGATCAGCATATTGAACCACATCTCCTATTTGAATTTCTTTTACCTCATCTCCCCGTCCTACTACTTCACCTTGAAAAGTTTTTTTACGTGCCATCTCAGGTAATATAATTCCAGAGGCAGTTTTAGTCTCTGCTTTTATCTCCTTTATTAGTAATTTCATTCCTACTGGTACTACTACTTGATTTTTCATTCTTTTTATTTGTTGATTTATTATTAAATTCTGGTTCATCCCAATAACAAAAAAGCCATTCTGATTTTTTTTTATCCATTTAGATTTGATCATAAGCTAATCCAGCACCACCACGTACTGAACTTTCTTGTTCTTGTTGCATATCAGTAAACGCACCTTTATATGATTGTCTAATTTGTTCAAACTTAGCAGCTGCGTTAATCATAGAATTCATATTACCATCTCTACCATGTTCAATAGGGGTTACCTCCATATACCTTGCTAATCTATCTAACATAGCTTTAATACCCACATAGGCTCTATAGGTAGGTGTTTCATACATTTGCTTACACATATCTATTGCATATCTTATCTTACCATCTTCTGGAGATTCTTCTAAGCCAATCTCTTCAATAATAATATCTTCTTTCTCATGTTCTGGAAGATTAAAGAATGGATTTAAATCTGGGTTAGGACATGTCATGTAAAATAAGTATTGATATACTTGCATGTGTGTGTCTGGATACTTCTCCATTATACTCTTTAGAAATGGCAATGCATAACAGTGTTCTGTTAAAACAACTTTACTATTCTGTATGTCAAATAATCTTATTACCATTATATATGTTTTAAAAAGTTAGAAATATCTTGTTTAAATTCTTCATATGGTATTACTATTAATATAGGTACTTCTTGACCATGAATAAGTACTTCAGTATAAGTATGTTTAAACTTTTCTGTAGCTACATTCCAATATTGTTTAAACCATGATACCCTTTCTAAGTTAATCATTATTTTTGTTTCCTCAAATCTAAAATCTGTTGGAACCTTAGATTTTAATGATTGTACTGCTACTGCTGCTATATATTCTTTCATAATTGATTGTCTTTTAACCACATAATAATTGAATTAACTTCATCTTTTAAATATGGTAATTCATAAATTTTAATTTTTTCTAAAACGGGTTCCCCATTTACATGTTCATTTATGGGATAACCATTTGCATCTTCACCAACCTGTTTAAACTTTACATGTTGTATAGTCAACTTACCTATTTTAAGTTTAGGGTTATGCTTCTTAATAATATACGCATAAAGACTAAGCTGTAAGTTATAATGATTTAAATTACAATCATCCAAATGATTAACAGGCTTATACATTTTATTGGTAATACCTTCCCAGTTTGTAAATCCCTTATCTTTTATTTCTTTATTTGTTTTGTAATCATTGATATTAATATATCCATTCACTACTTCAACAACATCCGCCTGTCCACATATACCAATTGATTTTAAATATACTAAGTGTTCAGGATATACACCATCTTCAAGTTTTTGAACAGGTGCAAACTTTATACCTTTATCATCAATAATTGGTTTAATAATAGGCACTTCTACACCATGACGGCCAATAGTATTTAACTCCATCATATCTGCTTCTCTTTGATCATGATAAAAGTTACCTAACTTAATAGCTCTTGCTGTCTCTCCATCCCATGCAGCCAGAATTTCCTTTGGTGTCATACCATACCACTTAGACCTTTTATTTTTAGCTGATTTCTTAGCTTGACCGTCTCTATCAAACTTTGGTTTAAACTTAGCAATAAATGAAGTAACACTTAGCCAGTTTATTTTTTCATCATTTGTACTTTCATACACATGACCTTCTTCTACAAATTTCAGTCCCATGATTTAGTTTTTATGTTGTTGTTGTTGTATAATCAAACGCAGGAATTGAAAAAGTATTTATTATTGTACTAGTTTTTTCAGTTAATAAAGTAACTGCTTCTTCTGCAGTTATTTGTTCTTCAGCTAACAATTCTCCTACTATTTGTTCTTTAGTTAATTTTTCCATTTTCAATTTGTTTGGTTATTATTTCTTCTTCTTCTTCTGTTGTATAGGCAGCCCAGTATCCCTTTGGGCACTCTGAGGATAGTGACCTAACCTTAAATGCTAAACTACAACCACAGTCACTACAGCATGGCTGTGTGCCTGGTGCAATACATTTATCTCCTCCAGCATCAAACAAAGAACAAGCAATACATTTTTGAAATCTATCAGTAGCAACTGCTTCAATATGTTCCTTTTTAAAAATACTATTCTTAATTCCTTCTGCAATTTTATCAGCATTTTTAAATACATCAAGATACTTACTCCATTTACCTTTCATTCTTAAATCTTTTTTTCTTAATTATATCTTGTTCTAGCTGTGTCATTGCTTTTTCCATTTGTATGATATTATTTTGAATATCTTCACTTTTAGCAAAACCATTATAAGTTCTTTTAGCAATGTTTCCTAAAAGACTTTTATTTTTTAGTATTGCTTTATCTAATTTATTTTTTCTTAGATAAAATGTACCTAATCCGTCTATATTTATTCTAGGATAAGCTAAAGTTGATAATTTCTTTCTAACCTTTGCATAATAGAATGAAATAAAATCATCAACTACTGAAGGGTGAACACCAACTTCATCAGCAATATCCTTTTTAAACTCTCTATGACTCTTCGGATTCACGTCCTAATATTTTATAATCTAATAATACTAGCCCATTAGATTGAACATTAATATCTGGATTTAAAGAAATAGTTTTTTTGTTATGTCCTTTTTTAAGTAGTAAGTTTTTTTTCTCAGCTTTTGTTATTGCATTTCTAGCTGACTGAGAACTTTTAAATATACCTCTACCTACTGCATCTAAACAAAACTTTGTTAATTCTATTTCTTGAACCTTAGCTAATTCAGTTAAAAACTTTAAGTCAGAATTACTTATTAATATATCATTAAAGAAACAATATGTAACTATCTGATACTTTATTGAAACATTAATATCTACTTGATGTTTTAAATCTACTTTATTTACTATAGCCATAATTATAAACTCATTATCATATCAACAAAGTCAGGGTGTGGATAGCAATCCATTTTACCCTTACGTACATTGGTATGTGTTAA